TTTTTGTCCACTGGATTATAATATCTAATCGCTAATTCTTCACTTGCCCAATATGTAATATCAGGATTACGGTCACAGTACAGCATGAACTTTCTCTCTAATAGAGAACGATACACTATTCTATTGACATCACCTACATATTTCTTTGGGTTGCTAGGACGATATAAACCTTTGTAAGACTTCTTCATAATGTTATAAATATACAAGTATATATAAAGGAACTATAATGGCGTTTACAAGTAAGATTTCTAGTGTAATAAAAGGTGCAGTAAAGAATCAAATTTCTGGTGCGATTGGTAATGCAATGAGTGGTTTTTCTCAAGGACAATTTCAAGCGACAAAACAAGCCGCCAAGTTGTTGAATAAATCACCACTAGAGATAGAAAATATTAATCCAACATCACACATGAAAGAGAATCCGTACTCATATGGTACGGTATACTATCCACAAGAGACATCTAATTTAGCTGATGGTCACTATATTATATTTGATGTTATAATGCATAACTCATCTAAATTTAAAAATACAAGTTTTAACTCTAGTAGGATAGCTACAAATTCAAACAATCTAGTTGGTGAGTATGGTTATTCATCTAAAAGTCAAAAGAGTGTACAATCAATTAAAAAAGCTGGTTTAGCGGCAACACAAAGAGTACAGGGTGTGAAGTCAGGATTAAACGAAAAGACACCTACGCATTCATTTATATCAGATAGTATGATATTATACACACCTTCACCATCATTAAAATTTACTTATAATGCGACTTATGAAACGCCAGATACAGGTATAGCAGGGTTGATGGGTATGGGAGGACTGGATTTTGGTTCAAAGGCTGGTTTTATAGATAGTTTAAAAGGTGCTGCTGCTGGTATGAAAGATGCAATTCCAGCGTTAGGTAAAAAAGCATTGTTTGGTGCTGCTAGTTTATTACCAGGGTTTGAAAACGCAGAGGCAGCATACGATAAAGCAAAAGGTCAAGCATTTAACCCACAAATGGAAGTTGTATTTAAGTCTGTACCATTTAGAAAATTTGAATATCCATTTGAGTTTGCACCTAAAAACCCAGCAGAAAAAGACAGTATGCATAAAATAATTAATATGTTTAAGTTTCACATGCTACCAGAGTATCAAGGAACAACAAAAGGTTTCTTTAACGTACCATCAGAATTTCAAATAACTTATATGTATAGAGAAAATAGAAATACATATATACCTAAAATTAGTCGTTGCGTATTAGAAAATATGACTGTAGACTATGCGCCAGAAGGTGTTATATCATCATTTATACCAGATGAACAAGGTGCACCTACAACATATGGAACAATGAACTTGTCATTTACAGAGACAGAGATAATGACAAAAGAAAGAATAGCGGACGGTTATTAATATGTATTTTAGTAAATTTCCACAAGGTAATTACGATTTAAAAGGTGACGGTAATTTTAAACTTGTTACAGACATTATGAGGCGAGTTAAAGTAAGAAGTAAAATTGTTAATGAGGCTTCGTTATATGACAAATATGATGTACCAAGTGGTGAGAAACCAGAAGATACAGCATTTAAACATTTTGGTGATCCAGAACTTCATTGGGTTATATTATTAACAAACAATATCACAGATAGATATTATGGCTGGCCATTAAGTTTCCAAGACTTTGAAACTTTTATAACAGACAAATATACTAATCCAGATGGTATACATCATTATGAAGTAACTAGATCAAGTGGTAAAACAAGTGGTAATGGTCCAGATGATTACTCACATAAGATAGAGGTAAACAGTGACGCTAGCGGCGCTCAATCTGTCTCTAATAGGGAGTTTGAACAACGTTTACAAGATCAAAAGAGATTAATTAAATTATTAAATCCATCATTTTTAGGGTTATTCATTACTGAATTTGAAAAACTAATTAGTAAGTAATATTATGTACAATAAGATTAATACGAATGAGCTGAATCAAGCTGGTCAATATGTCTTATCAGATGTGGTGTTGACTTCTTTTCAATCCAATGAAGGTAGAAACGAACCTAAGAAAATATCAATACGATCACTTGTCACAGAGATAAACATTTACGAAAGTTTAACAAGTAATACTTTATCAGGTAACATAGTTGTTACTGACGCACAGAATATACCTAATCACTTACCACTTACAGGCTTTGAACAAATAGAATTTAAATTGTTTACACCAGGAACAAGTAGAGCATTTGATTTTACTGCGGTGACGGGTCACCCCATGCATGTCTATAAAATATCAGATAGACAAGGACTAAATCCTAGAACACAAATTTACGCTTTACATTTTACAAGTAAAGAAATGATAAAAAACGAACAGATAAGAGTTTCCAGAGCGTTAGAGAATACGAGTGACAATTCCATATTGAGTATATTAAGAAGTGAACTAGATTCAAATAAGACATTGACATTAGAGGAAACAAAAGGTGTACACAAATATGTTATGCCAAGAATAAGACCTTTTAAGGCGATCAATATGTTGGCGAAAGAGGCAACTCCTAAATTACATCACACACCAGGTATGTTGTTTTATGAGAATGCGCTTGGTTTCAATTGTAAATCATATGAGAGTTTATTGGCAAGTACAAATACGACAGCGAGACCAGTGGTGGCGTTATACAGACCATCACCAGCGAACATAAGAGATGAATCAGGTAATAGAAATGTAATCAAAGAGATGCAAACTGTACGAGGTTTTAGTATCAATAGTCAATACGACACACTAAAAAATTTAAGAAATGGTATCTATAATGCTCGTGTTGTTTCACATGATCTATATAACAAGACGTTTAAAGAAACAGACTTTGACTATGCGACAGAGTATGAGAAAAGTTTTCACACAGAACATGATGGTGAAGGTGGCAAGACAGATAATAAGGGAATACTACCACTATTTAATTACAAGAACAATACAACATTTTCTGACTATCCAGAGGGTACATTATATTATTTTAGTGATACAAAGAAAATACATAACACTTCAGAAGCGCCAGAACATCATGTCAATGTACCCAAACGACTATCACAAAAACTAGCGTTTGAATCATTTAATATAGGTATAGATGTTCCAGGGTTTACAGGTGTCTCTTGTGGTGATCTAATCGCATTTGAAATGCCAGCATACGAACCTGCTGGTAGAGATAACCCATTTGACCATGACCCATATCTATCTGGCAGATACTTAATCAAAGCAATAAGACATAAGGTTTCCACTGTTGATGATTACCACAGTATGAATATGGAGTGTATCAAAGACGCAGTAAAAGACCCATACCCACAAGAGAATTTAGATACATTATCCAATAGGGAAAACGCCGATAGAATTAACGTACTACAATATGAACTAGATGAAGTAATACTCAAAGATAAGGGAGAAGTGGTATAATGGGAGAAACTCCGAAGAGTCGCTAAATTTTTGATGGTAGACTATAAAGGTGGCAATGAGAGAATATATACTCATATGAAGGTAAGAATAAATACAAATGAACGAGAAAATAATTATGAAGATTAAAGAACGAATTAAGACAATCATAGACGATTACTCATTTGCTACTGATGAAGCACGTGAGAGAAACAAGATCAAGTCATACTTTAAAGGACCATCGGAAGCCACTGAGAGCCCTTGGACATATGTAAAAGACCCTATTTTACTTAAAGTTAAAGGCCATCTTGCGACTATTAAGAGTTTATGTAATAAGATTAGGAGATAAATGGCCGCTTGCGTGGGTTGCTTTTAAATGCTATTAAATAGCGTAAGCCGTCCGTATTAAAACAAGAGGTATATCGGTAAAAATAAAATGATTGACAATAATTTTTTAGGACGAAATGGCTTTCTATGGTTTGTTGGCGTAGTAGAAGATAGACAGGATCCACAGAAGGTAGGCAGAGTAAGAGTAAGATGTCTAGGCTATCACACATCTGATAAGAATAAGCTACCAACAGGCGATCTACCATGGAGCCAGGTGGTGCTCCCTATTACGTCTAGTGGTATATCTGGATTGGGACAAGCGCCATTGGGTCTAGTAGAAGGCTCGTGGGTGTTTGGTTATTTCCGTGATGGAGAAGAAGCACAAGAGCCATTGATACTAGGAAGTTTACCAGGGAAGCCAGTGGAGTTAAGTAATACAGAAAAAGGTTTCTATGATCCAGCTGGAGTTTATCCCAAGTACAAAGATGAGCCTGATGTCAATAGACTAGCTGTCAACAATGAAGATTTAGAGCACCTTTCACTTACATTAAGAAAGGCCACTCGTATTACGGGTATAGCCACAGCGGATTTTAATAGTCACACAAATGCCGATGGCGCTTCTATTATGGAGGCCAGCGATGGTGACACATTTGACCAGCCGGAGATACCATACAACGCCAGCTATCCATACAACCAAGTCTATGAGAGCGAGAGTGGCCATATAATGGAATATGATGACACACCAAGCAATGAGAGAATACACCAACGACATAGAACAGGAACCGGTTATGAGGTGGACGCTAGCGGCAATAAGGTAGAGATTATCAAAGGGGAGAGCTATCGTCTATTATCTAACAAAGAACAAGTACAGATACAGGGACAATCAGATATTACAATAGATGGCCGCCACAAGCTGTTTATTAATAAGACAAA